TCAAGCAGTGTCAAGCGTTTGGGGCGGCGGGCGGCACTTCTCAACTCGGTGCTAGTGAAGTAAAAGTGGGTATATGCTGCTCCAGAGTAGGAATGGAGTTGGGAAATGCCGCCCTATCCGCCCCAAACGCTAGACAACGCTTGACCGCGGTAGGACTGCGTAAAGTTGGCTCGAAGTTGATCGGACAGTGCCCAGCCTGTGCTGAGGTAGGTGGGGACAAGCAGCGCAATCACCTCGTTGTCCAGGCAGACGGGAGGTTTGGTTGCGTTATCCACCCCGGCTCCAGTGGCAAGGCACATAGACAACGCATATTTCAGCTTATAGGAGATAAAAGCGGCAAGGGTAGGAAGGACTTGCCCGCAACACCACTAGATATATCACTATTATGATAATAACAAACACAACAAAACTATTGATGGAGGCACCGCAACTTGTGAAGATAGGCGTGCAGCGTGGCTGGCTGTCGTACCCGGAAGGCATGGCGTTCAAGAAGGACGGCACGCCAGCCCCGGTGATGCAGTATGAGCCGCAAGTCACCGAGCAGCGCCACACGCCAGACATGGCACGTAAGGCCTACGACCTGCGTGACCGCGGCCTGCCGCTTTTCTGATCCATCCCCAACCTTCTGATTTTTTTCTATGACAACTAAATACAACATCATTCACAACTACGTACTCCAAGAAGCCAAACAACTGGTGCGCTTTGCCATCAAGAGGGGCTGGATGTCCTACCCTCCCGGCACCCAGATTGACATTGAAGGCGACCCGATCCCAAACCTCGACACCGAGGAGAAGACAAGCAGCCCGATCACACCAGAGCTTTGCAACAAAGCATTTGTTTTGCGTGAAAGAGGAATGAAGCTTAATGACATTGCATTGGAGTGTAGCGTTCCGCGTGGTTCTATTGCTTACATCATATCACAAGGGCATGAGGATTACCTATTAAGGCTTAGAATAGATCCCAATAGCACTAAGGAGTCTCCTTAAGATAGTGCTAAAACAGGTGAACGCGAGACCCCTATCAATATGTGTGAGTAATGCTGTCAATAAATACCTTATGCCAACACAAATACAATTTCTCATAGATCAATATGGATTAGCAAATGTTGCTTGGTTTATTCGTTTAATGAAACAAGGAACACCACCGGAACACATCGCTGGCTATTGCGTCCCAAAAGAAGGTGACTCCCGTAGGGACGGTGTGTTTCGCGCTTTGCAATATGCCGCCACCCTACCCGATTCAATGATGCCCGATGAGATCAAAAACGCCTTGAAGCCATGACCCAAAAAGAATACGGCGACCGGATCGGTATAAGTCAGCCCCGGGTGGCCCAGCTTATTCAACAGGGGATGCCAATGGATAGCCCGGAGGCTGCTGACTTGTGGCGATCTCAGAATATCAAGACACGCGCCAAGTCTGTTGCTAAACAAGCGACCACACTAGACACCACCATAATCGAACAAGAAGGCCCCTACAGGCCGGCCGAGGCATCAAACCATATTAACACAGCAACAGCCTCCAGCGATTCGCCAGAAGGAGCCTACGAACGACAACGGCAAATAGAGCTAGAAGCCTACAAGCTAGTGGTTGTGGCCCTCAAAGAAGGCCGTGCCGACACAGCCCGCCTCGTCTCAATCCATGCTGCCGCGGCAAAGAACCTCACGGCCGCCCGGGACGAGGTGATCACCCAGGCCGAGAAGGAGCGGCGCCTTGTATCCGGAGACTGGGTGCGGAAGGTCATGCAGGAGCACGACGGCGCCGTGGCCTCACTCATCAAGGCCATGCCTAAACAGCTCTCTGGCCGGATAGCACCACACGACCCCGAGCACGCCGAGCGCGAGCTGACCAGATGGGTGCAGGAGGTCTGCCTCAAGACGTTACACAATACCGACCCATGGAAAACCTAACCGACCTCCAGCGCTCACTCCTGGACTACCGACGCAATCTCTACCGGCCGACCCCGCAGCAGACGGTGGTCGAATGGTCCGAGGCCAACCTACGGCTTACACAACGGCAGACCGAGCACCCGGGGCCCTTTTCCACGTCTGTCAGGCCGTACACCCGGGAGCCCATGGAAGACTGGAAGAACCCATCGGTCTCCGAGGTGACACTGTGCTGGGGGTCACAGACATCGAAGACCACCACCCTGATGGCCGGCCTGGCCTGGCTAATTGCCAACGAGCCCAGCCCGGCCTTGTGGTTGATGCCTTCCGAGAATCTCGCCCGGTCGTTTTCAAAGTCCCGCTGGCTGCCCATGCTGGAGGACAGCCCGACCATGTTGGAATGCTTTCCCGCCGAGGCCGACAAGATCACCAACCTGGAGCAGAACTTCACCCGGTCGACCCTTACTTTCGTAGGATCCAACAGCCCGGCAAACCTTGCCTCTCGCCCGGTACGAGTGCTGATCGCCGACGAGGTGGACAAGTTCGCCGAGGCCACCAGCAAGGAAGCTGATGCACTAGACCTGGCTGAACAGCGCCTCAAGAGCTTCAGCAGTTCCAAGGCATTTATGACCTCGACGCCCACCGTAGTCGAAGGCCGAATCTGGCAACGGTTCCTTCGTGGCGACCAGCGCCGGTATTACCTGCCGTGCCCCCACTGCCGGGAACTGATCAAACTGGAATGGCGCCAAGTGACATGGGACGACGCCAAGACCGATGGCGGCAAACACGACCTGGCCAAAGTTCGGGCATCGGCCCATTACGTCTGCCAGCTCTGCCTCGGTAAGATTACCGACGCTCACAAGGTGGCCGCACTCCGTCATGGCCAATGGCGCCCAGAAAATCCCAACGCCATGCCCGGTGTCCGGTCCTACCACCTAAGCAGCCTCTACAGCCCGGATCGAAAATGCACTTGGGGCCACCTAGCCGTGGCCTTTCTTGAAGCCAAATCCTCGATGGCCGGCCTCCAGGGATTCATCAATGGCAACTTAGCCGAGCCTTGGGAGCAGCAAGACGTGCAACAGGAGCGCCCCGAGGCATCGGCCGCTGTGTCCATCACCGGAGGCCGTCGCTACCTGACCGCCGATGTCCAGGCCGTGGCGCCGTTCCTGTGGTGGGTTTGCCGGGAATGGAAGGATGGCAACAGCACCTTAGTGGCTGCTGGTCATGCCGACGACTTTGCCGCCTTGCGCCGGGTGCAGGTAGCTTTGGAGGTCCATGACATGGATGTTGGCATTGATTCTGGATTCAACACTCAGACAGTGTACGATGCATGCGGCAGTTATTCCTCGATCACATCCAATTCTGTCAGCTACCCGTGCGGCCTGCGGTTTCCACCGGAAGGCGGGCTCCGAAAGCCTGCCTTGATCGGATGGCTGCCGCTTAAAGGACGGGAGACCGGAGCCCGTTTCACCACCCAGAGCGGCGCCGTGCATCCGTTTGGCCTGTCGACATCTTCCTCAATGCGCACCGATGTGGTGCAGCCACTCCTAGTGTTCGACACCGAGCACCTGCGCGATATGCTTTCTAGGCTAAGAAAGGGCGACATCGATCGGGAATGGGGCGTCCACCAGCAACCGCCCAACGTCCAGGCCGAAGGTGCCTACGTGGCAGACCCTGACCTCTACTGGCGCCACTTGGATTCACACGTCCTTCGCCCACAAGCAAATCGTGCCGGCCGGATCAAACACGTCTGGGTAAAACGCAACCAGAAGTGGCCCGACCATTTACACGACTGCGAAATCATGCAACTTGCCATGGTTATGCTATGGAATGACCTTGTTTCAACGGAAGCACAGTAGTTTTACGACCCTATTGACATCATTCAGCACTATGGGAATCTCAATGCGGAGTGATTACTTTTACAGTCGCAATCAAGCGAGCCTATTTGAGGAGTGTCTACAGTACCCTAGGAGGTACGACACTCTTGGCTGCTTTGACGGCTAAGGCAATTGCCGCGGCTACCACCATTGAATCCGGTCAAGTTGTCCGGTCGACCTCATCTTCTGACGTTTCCGTTGAGTTTGCCGAGCCTGGAAAGGGCGCTCCTACACCGTCTGAGATGGTGGAGATGTGGGAATTGCTGATCTCGGACTACGAGTTCGCCGTTGAGATATTGAACACTTCCGGTATTGCAAACCCGACAGATGCTCAGATTTTCGACAAGATGATGGGCGTGGTGCTTGTTGCGGTGACCAGTTACAATGGGGACTTCTCACAATTACGCCGGGAGCCCTACATCGGGAACCAAATGACGTAATGGGACTCTTTGATTCCATCTTGTCTCGTTTCCGGTCGGCCCCTGTTGATAAATACGAGGGAGCAGGGAACAGTCTTCGCCGTTCCTACCTAGACACGTCCTACACATCGGTTCGCTTCGACGTGTCTTCATGGACCCGGCAGGCTATTGTCAGAAAAAGCCGATATTTTGAACAGAACAACGCGGTAATGAACCGCCTCGGTGACCTGTTTGAGTCTTACACGGTCGGAAGCAACTTCTCGGTGCAGCCGGCTTCTTCAGATCCCGAATGGAATCTGCGTGCTAAGAAATGGTGGGACACTTGGAGCCGATACCCTGACATTGGGTCCCGGCAATCCTTTGGCACCCTCATGGGCTTGGCTGCCCGTGGATGGTTCTACGACGGTGAGAGCTTCCTATTGCTGACCCGAGGCGAGTCCGGCCGACCAAGGCTGCAATTGATTGAGCCGCAACAGGTATCCACACCAACCGGCCAAGAAAACACACCCGACATTTTCGACGGTGTGCGGTTTGACACGAAAACCGGCCGGGCCCTGACGTTCTACGTCGGCCAAGAGCGCAAGCAAGGCGAGCTGACCGACATCCGACCCATTGCCGCGGATTCCATTGTCCATATTTACGAGCCACAGAGGTCTAACCAGCTCCGCGGCCTGCCTTTTGTCGCGTGCGTTATCAATGACCTGCACGACCTGGACGACCTCCAAAAGCTGGAAATGGAATCATGCAAGCTGGCTTCGAGCGTAGCCCAAATCATCAAGACTAGCTCCGGGGAAGTGCAAGCCAGCAGCCTGCGCTCTGGTCTGGGCGCCACTCAAGGCACTGCCCAGAGCTATTACGAAACCGTGTTCGGGGCCTCGGTCAAGGTTATGAAGACTGGGGACGAGTTCGAGCAGTTTGTCTCAGACCGCCCTTCAGTCAACATGCGCGACTACTGGCGCCAACTAACCGAAAAGGTGTGTGCCGGCGTCGGCATCCCTTACGTCTTGGTGTTCCCGGAGTCCATGCAGGGCACCGTTTACCGCGGCGCATTGGATATGTCGGCCGTGTGGTTCCGCTCTCGCCACATGGTCATGGCCTCGGCTGCCCGCCGAATCTGGGAATATGTGATGGAATACGCCATCCGCACCGAGCCCAGTTTGCGTGATTCACCAGACGACTGGTACGAGGTGGCCATCCAGGCGCCCCGGGCCCCCAACGTCGATGTGGGCCGCAACTCTGCTGCCCAGCTTGCGGAACTCGAAGCCGGCGTCACGACATACGACGAGATCTATGGGGCCCGGGGCATTGATTGGCGTTCAGCCCTAGAGGCTAAAGCCCAACAGGCCAAGTTCATTCACGAGCTGGCTGAGAAATACGACATCGACGTTTCCGAGATCAGCAGGGCGCAAAAGCTGCCAATTGCACCGGAGCAAGCCGAAATTGAGGAACTCAAAATTGAGGATCCTGAGGAAGTGATTCCTCCCGTGCCTGCGGTGACCCCAACCGCATCGGCCAAACGTAAAGGAAAAACGAAATGACCAAGGTCAACAACTGGCTGTCATACAGCCCGCGAGCCGCTGCTAACGAGGCTGCGACCATTCAAATCTTCGACCAGATTGGCGAGGACTGGTTTTCCAATTCCGGCATTACGGCCAAGTCGTTTGCCGAAACCTTGCAAGCCGTTGGACCGGGCCCGCTGAATGTCGAGATCAACAGCCCCGGCGGCAACGTCTGGGACGGTCTGGCCATCTACAACATGCTGCGAGGCCGGCAGGCGCCCGTGACCACCCGAGTGGTCGGTGTAGCTGCGTCCATTGCTTCGATCATCGCCCTGGCTGGCGACACTGTAGAAATCGCCGACGCAGCCCTGATGATGATTCACGACCCGTCCGGCCTTGCCGCTGGCACGTCCGACGACATGCGCAAGATGGCCGATGCCCTAGACCAGCACGCCGAGATCTTGTCCGGTGTTTACGAGAAAAAGACCAGCAAAACTGCCTCGGCAATTCGTGCCGCAATGAAGGCCGAGACGTGGTTTACATCTTCCGAAGCCATCACCTTTGGTCTAGCCGACAAACTTTCCCAGGAGAAGCCAGCCATGGAAGCCAACGCCGCGCGCGCTTGGTTTCGTGCGTCTCTCCCCAAACTTTCGACCGGCAGCATTTCCGCTGTCGCCGATGGCGCGAACACCGCGCCGACATCACAAACACCACACAACATGGACAACAAGACCCCCGATCCCGTGGTGCCGGCCGCCCCCCCTGCGCCGGCTCCCGCCGCCCCGACCGCCATTGAAATTGAGGCCATCGTCGCCAAAGCTGTTGCCGCTGCTATCAGCGCCAAGGCCCCCACTGCCGCCCCCGCTCCGGAGCCTATCGTTCCGCGCATTGAGAACCTCGGCAACCCGTTGCTTGAGAAGCATAAGGGTTTCAGGGCTGGTTCTGATCGCCGCAAGTTCCTGATCGAGAACCACAGCGAGTTGATCCGCCAGAACCAGATCCACGCCCCCCAGAACACTAACACCTTCACCAGCACCTTGGTGGTGGATTATCTGGCCGACGCCATCATCACCATCGCCGCCACCCGTTTGGCGCTGTTGGACGGTTTCACCCGCAACGTCGGCCTGGACAACCTGCGCCCCCGCGCCACGGTTCGCGTGAAGCGCTACACCACTGGATCTGCCGCCCAGACCAATGCGACCAACTTCGAGACCAACGACGACAGCACTCTAGCCGCCACCAACGTGACGGTGAACCAGATCTCCAAGATCTTCAGCATTCAGAACGCTGAGTTGAATCAAGGCTTCCAGCTCGCCGATCTCGCCCAGGGGTCTGCCGACTTGTTCGCCTACGGCATTTCGGATGTCGTCACCGCTTTGATGGTCTCGGCCAACTACGACAGCCCGACCACCATCGGCACTGCTGCCAACTTCGACACTTCGGACTTGCCGGCAATATTGGCCTTGGCCAAAAACTACCGCAGCAAGAACCTTGTGCTGGACGGTGGCCACATTGCCCGGCTGATGTTCTCCTCGGCTTCCAACACGTTCCCCGACGGCCGCCTTGCCGCTCTGGCTAACGGCCGGTTTGGCTTTGATCTGATCGCTGAAAACAACCGCTGGACCGGTGGCATTGCCAACTTGGCTGGCTTTGTTTGTGGCCCGGATGCCATCGCCATTGCCGCCGGCCTCCCGGTTGGCATGATCGCTGGCGAGTTTCTTGAGCAGCGCACGGTGACTACGGCCAACGGCCTGTCCTGCTTGCTGTCGGTGTGGTACAGCCGCGCCAGCCGCTCGCATTACGCCTCTTACGACATCATGTTTGGCGCTGGCGTGGGTGACGCTACCCAGGGCGAGCTGCTGATCACCGCCTAATCGGCTGACCCATGAGAATTGCAACTACCATCTCGGTGGACAAGAACGGCAAAACCAAGCTCGTTTCTGGTCCCGAAGTCGACGCGACGCTCCAACGCGACGGCTTCAACACCGCGACCGTTCCCGAAGGAGGCAAGCTCATCCTGTGGATACAGGGAGCCCTGGCACCAAAAGTTCGCAAAGGATAACACGCAACCCGGGGGCCTCGGTAATACGGCCGGGGCCCCCTCTACTGATTAAACACAATGGCCTTTCAAGCAGACATCTCGACCGAGTACAGCATGGGCCGCGAAGGCTTTACGCTGGTTACCAGCACCGCCACTCAGACCGGAAATTACTCGGCATTGATTCCGACTGAGCCGACGGTGTTTACGTCGATCACCGGCTTTCAGATCAGCGGCACTTGGACCTCCAAGACGCTTCCCGCCGGTTTCCCACTGGTGGGCAACATCACGGGATTCCAGATTTCATCTGGTAGCGTCGTAGCTTTTCTCGCTCGCGCCTAATGATTTCACTTGGCACAGCACTCAATCGGTTGTTTCCCGGCCAAGCCGGTGGCACTAACTTGCCTGTGCTTCGCCGTGATGCTCTGCAAGAGGACGACTTTTTTGTTCTTCAAGAAGACGGCAGCGGAAAACTCGTCATCACGTTCGGAACTGCCGATCACCTTGACCTGGAGAACAACGATTTTGTTCTTCAAGAGGACAGCTTCAAACTTCAAATTCAATCCAACTGACCCATGCCAGACACTAAGATCACAGCACTGACGGCATTGACTGCCGCCGATCCCGCAAACGACATGATGCCGATTGTCGACGTTTCTGATACGTCGATGGCAGCATCCGGTACGACCAAGCGCATCTCGATCAACAACATCCTTGCTTGTTCGCCATCCGCCACCCTCGCCTCCGCCACCATCACCGGCGATCTGACGGTGCGGACGAATAAGCTGGCTGTTACCAGCACTGGTGTTGCAATCGGAACAACCTCCGCGAGCTATCCGCTTGATGTCACTGGAGATACTCGAATTATCGGAGATGCGTACTTGTTCTCCACAGCCGCAGGTGCTGCTGTATCTAAGTCGTTGATCTTTGGTTCCGCTGCGAACGTATCAGCGGCTGCGATTTATGGTCAGACCGCAACCGCAAACTCTGGTATCCTTTTTTTCGCCACTGAAACCGGCGGAGTAATGACCGACAGGTTGAGTATTGGTGCAGATGGTGTCTTTACATTCCAGAACGTCGGCGGAGTCGCTGGCACCGCCATGACCATGAACTCCACGGGGTTGGGCGTGGGTACTGCACCTGCAAACGACAAAATCCTATCGCTTGGTTCGATGGGAATCTTGTTGTCTGGAGCAACTTCAGATTTCAGCTTCCGCAACTCTGGCGGTACTGCAATTCAGCGGCTTCGGTATACTGACGCAACCGGAGCGTTGACCATTGGTTCAGCTACTGGAACTTCTTATCCAGTCGAGCTTGGTGGTAATACTACCACTCGAGCTGTTACGATTGATGCTTCATCAAATGTCGGCGTGGGGGTTAGCGCATTCGGAACCTCTGCTGCTAAGGTCATTGGTCTGGCAAACGCTACCGCTCCAAGCACTTCTCCTGCTGGTATGGGTCAGCTCTACGTCGAATCCGGTGCGCTGAAGTTTCGTGGATCTTCTGGCACCATCACCACAATCGCAGCCGCCTAATCTAAACGACCATGCCCACCTTCTCTTGGATCATCGAACGCCTGTTGGTCAAACCCACCGAAGGCTCCCTCACCGATGTCGTCATCACCGCCGACTGGCGTTGTAACGGCATTCAGGATCAATACAGCGGCACTTGCTACGGCAGCGCGTCGTTCTCCCCTCCGACCGAGAACTTCACGCCATTCGACAAGTTGACTCAAGATCAGGTTCTCGGCTGGTGCTTCAGCAATGGCGTCGATCAGAAGGCCATCGAGGCCAACGTCAC